GGCCTTCTCAAGGGCGTACTGCCACCCCCTGATGAAGAGGTTGTTCTTCTCATGGAGGTCAAGAGCGCCAACGACAAGCGGTTTAAAGAACTGGTTAAGCTACAAAGCTACGAGGACTGGAGCGACTCATACCGTGTGCAGATCCATGCTTACATGGGCGCGCTTGGTCTGACCAAGTGTATGGCTGTAGTGATGAACAAAAACAACAGCGAGATATACTCTGAAATCATCGATTACAAGCCACAAATCTGGGAGCGTGCTCAAGAGAAAGCTGAACGCATCATCTGTAGTGACAGGCCAGACACCAGCACTCGCCGCTCAGAGAAAGATTGGCGTATGAAGAATGAGCCTAGTGTGTACAAAGACATCTACTATGGTCGGCGGCTACCTGAGTCAGGCAACTGCAGGAACTGTGTGCATGTGAAGCCGCTTACTAACTCCAATGGTGCGGTGTGGTTGTGCAAGAAGAGAAACCATGCCCTCTCGCTTGATGAGCAGCGTATTGGATGCGAAAAGCATATGTGGATACCCGCACTGGTCAACGCAGACCATATGCCTAATAGAAGCACGCCTGACGGCATGGCTTATCAAGCAGGTATCTTGGAGTTCTATAATGGCAAAGGCCCAGAGGGGGCTGAGTATGAGTACAGTAGCGCAGAGATGCGGGAGCTATCTAAGAATAACTTCAACACCCAGATGATGATCGAGGGCGAGAAGATTAGGGCTGAGTTTCCAGGTAGCCACTACGACAACATGGATGAGAGCACCCCTGGGTTTTAGTCCCAGGCGCGTGGGTCTTTAACAATCAGTATCTTGGTCCCTGGGTATAGCGCCTCAACAAGCTTCTTCTTGAGCGTGAATACCTGGGTGATCACACCCTTAGTATCCTCTACCACCACCTCACCATCGCGCTTGTAGCGGAAGTCTGCAACGTATGAGCAGATCTTTTTGTCTTCACCATCTACTGTGACTATGCAGGGAAAGTCTACCTGTACCTCTAGATCAGAGATCTCACCGGCATCTTCGTAACGCCTAAGTATTTTATAGCGTGCCGCCTCAAGCTTTGAGTCGAACACAATGCCATCGTACTCAGTCTTCTTGGCGAAGTACTTACTCTTCTTCGGTGCGCGTTGAGGGATCAAACTAATCTATTCCTAGGAGTTTGTTTAACTCTACCTGCTTCAATGCATCTACGCCACGGTCAAAGAGTGACTGAGGCGGTGCCGGTGGTACAGGAGCGCCTGCTTGAGGTGGCCCAGGGGGCGTGCCAGCTTGTGCTGGGGGGATTGGAGCCGCAGGCTGTGCCTGTGCAGGGGGTTGAGCCGCAAGTTGTTGTGCAGCTTGTGCTTCGGCTGCAGCTTCTGGTCTGAATGAACTTGCTTGGAATTGGGATCTAGCTTTTTGAATAGCTTCAAAGTCAATCGCATTTGTGAGCTTGTCTTCGTTTCCTTGAAGAGCAATACGAATTGTTTCTTTGCTTGGAAAAAATGCATTGAACTTACCCTGCATCAACATTCCAAGGTTGGGTGTTTTAGCATCTCTCAATGGTTTTATTATTTCTTTAGTAGAAAGACCAAGAGTACGAGCATCTTCAATGGCCATGTTTAAATCACGAAGCGCCTTAAACCTTTGTTCATTTGAAACAAGGTACGCCTTAGTAAGATCTTCAGCGTTAGCCCTTCCGCGAGTCTTTGCAAGTTGATTAAAAATACCTCCAGCAGATGTAACCTGCCGTCCAGCCTCATAACCCTTATATCTTAGAGCATCACTGAGTGCAGGCTTAACTGTTTTAATACCAGTGAGAGCCTCCATAAACTCACCTGCAGGATCGATGCGAATGCCTGATCTTTTTACAGCATCAGATGAATCAAGCAATCCTGCAGATACACCAATGGCTGTAGGGAAATCTTTTAACCTAGCACTTAACCCAAGAGGCATTGAAGAAGTTGCTGACGCGGTTAGATCGGCGGGTAAGAAACCAGGGCTTAGTCCATCTGCAAGATGCGCGAATGATTTGCCAAGCTTAAAGCCAGTTGGGTCGCTATCAAGGTATACAGATCTACCAAATCTAGTTTCATTACGAGTTATATCAAGAAGCTTCTCAGTTATTATTGACTCGCCAAGGAATGGAGAGAAATATTCTCCAAGCCCTTGAGTTGCTCCGTCCATAAAGATTTCAGTTAATTCTTTTTCACCCGTAATGCCGTCATTAACTGCATTGAATACTCCTCTAGCCCCTCTAGTTAAGTAGTCATAAGGGTTGGTGTAGGAGAAGTTATAAAAGTTTGTAATCTTTCCATCTTTGTCTGTGGCGATAGGGATAAGCATGGCGTTCTTTTCGTAAGTGGCAGCGCCTGACCGCTTGAATGCATTAACCTGCTCCATGGTAGCGCCTGTAAGCGCAAGACCACCAGCCATTAGGCCACCATACATACCAGCATCTACAGTCATTGACCCCATCAACCGGCGCATGCCAATAGAGCGAATCGCTGTTGACTCCCTACCTAGTTCTTTAATGGCCCTGCCGTAAGTGTTGCCGCTTGTTCTTATTATCTCAGCAGGAAACGCAACGAAGTTACCGAGAGGCATTCTTCTTAAAGTCTTAATAAACTCAGGAACTCGCGCATAGTTAGGCACGGTATCCTTTACAATAGACGCAGCCTCTCGCTCCAAGAAAGTTTCTACTTCATCTCCAACCAACTGACTGGGCTTTCGGCCTTTAAGCATTAAAGAGTTCTGTACATCAGTAACTGGCAAGTCTAATGGTGAATTTTTAAACGCATTCTTTAGCCTGCCAAGCTCCATCTCATAACTGTAGATCTTCCATATGTCATCAGACCCTTGGTACAACTTACCGGCAAAAGTGTTTTGAATGTTCTGCGCTTTTTGTAAAAGATTTCTTCCAACCTTTCCACCTATCACGCCACCCTTTGCATTCAATGCGTCCTTAAACAGATCCTCAAACTCACCGACCTTTGAGTTGGTGTTGACGATACCAAGGTCAATCATCTCGTTGTAGTAATCATCAATTTCTGCTTTGGTCGATCTAGCATTCTTTGACCCAACCCCAAACCCAACGTCATCAAGCTTAATGATTCGCTGGCCAATCTGGCTGAACACAGTCTCTGCAGAACCTAAAAGGTTTTCGTTGTTACCAAAGTTACCATTCCTTAATGCAAAGAAGGCTGCAGTCGTTGCGTTTCTTACTTGTGTGATAGGACTCAACACAGTCTTAGATACTTGAGAAGCACCTTTAAGCGCAAGGAATGTTGCCCAAAGCTTATTGGTGTCACCGCTTAGTATTCCTGCAGGGATGTCTTCAAATGCCCGATGGTATTCTTCTTTAACGTACTTACCGGCAAGAGGCCCAAACCTATTCTTTGCAGACTGAGAAACTTCTGCGCCAGAAAAAGCATCTTCCATACCTATTCTTTTATACTTACCAATTTCTTCTATAGGAAGGTTTGCAGGAGGCGCATCAAAAATAAATCTATTATCTAATGGTAGTGAGTTGTTGTAATCATTTAAGTTTTTGTAGTAATTCGCTTTGGTTATTGCCTTAGTCATACCATCAACTGTTTCAATAGCCCTGGTCCTTAAACCTACACGCTGCTCTTCAAGGCTTCTTTGTCTGATTACGTCTTCGCCAAACGTACCATCGCTTCGCTTAACACGCCCAAGAATATCAGACCCGCCAGAATATTCACCAAGAAAGTCTCTTACTGCAGGCAGGTCATCTAACCTCCTACCTTTCATGATGCCTTGAGCAACACCACTAAGCGTGCTTGCATCGAATTGATCTTGCGGCTTCATGTTTGCTTTATTAAAAGAAACTTTTCTGCGAAGGTCATTCAGTACGCCATAGGCGGCTTCTTCAGATATAGCTTGCCCTGGGTTTGCAGCCTCAGAAATATTTAATATCTCTTTAAGTGCCTTGTCGGTTTGATCTGGCGTAGGCACATAACCATTTTCATCTTTAAGAGATCTGTACATACGGGTTGCGTAGTATGTTTTGTTTGCGTCAATAGCTGTCGTTAACTTTTCAGACATCTCAGCACTCATGAACGTGTCTTCCAATATTTTGTCAGACATATCGTCAATTTGTTTTCTAAGCTTATCTGCAGTTTTAACTAAGTCAAAGTCGCGCTTGCCAAGAAGAAGAGATGGAGTTTTTGCTTTATTTAAAGTCTCATCAATACCCGATAAGGTAAGGCGTGCTTCGTTGCGAACAAGCTCTCTTGATTTGTTGCCTTTCTTTTCAGCAAACAGGTAATCATTTAAAGCGTTAAGTGTTACGCGCTCATCAACGTCATTCAAATTACCCGAAGCCTTTAAAGCTTTTAAAGTATTGTCTACTTCTTCTAGGCTTTGACGCGCAGCATTGTTGCTAGAGTTAAGTTCTTGAACCCTCAAAGACTCAAGCTGCTTTGACAATGAGTCAGGCATGTCGCCTTGGAATGTTAAGTATCTTGTAGCAAGCTTGCTTGCTTTAGCTATATTCTTTTGAAGAAAGGTTGGGTCTTCGATGTCTGGCTTAACCCCGACATTAGATAGGATACTGTCAGGATCTCTGATTGCTCTTGCTGTATTTTTAAGCCGTTCAGTTTTCGCTAAAGCATCAGCGCCTGCACCAATACCTTTACTTGCAAGGCCCAAAGCCTTTGGCACACCAAGAATTAATGCAGCACCTTCACCAGCAACCTTGAATCGATTACCTAATTCTGCAGCGGCTCTTTCAGCACCCATCAATCCTTCGGTATTTATTCTCTTGGTTGGCCCACCATCAAAGAAATCACCAAGGGTTTCTACATCAGGGGTGGTAGCAGCTACATCTGCCGCAGCAAACGCAGCAACTTCTCCAGCACGCCCAAGCCTTGCAGCTTTAGCGGCCTTAGCTGCTAACCCACCAGGTACAGCAAACTGCGTAATAAACTTAGCAGCCTCGCCAAGTGTAGTAGATGTGGTTGGTTTGTACTGAGAGAAGAAGTCTCTTACTGTTTGCGCGTTGCTTTCATCGTCATCAGAAATAAGATCTACAAGTTCTGCAGGCAGTGAAGCTATA